TGGACCCGAGTCAGAGATTGACGAAATCCTTCCGATCCCGCCCGCGTGGTGCATTATCACGCCGACGCTCGCCAACCCGATATTCCAGTTCCAGCCGTTCGGGACGACTGCCGGCAGCATCATCACAGTGGCGCCCGCTGACGTGGTATGGTTCAAGCAGCTGAACACCGTTGACCCGTTTGGGCGCGGACGTGGCCGGACCGAGGCCGTGGGCGGCGAGCTTGACGCCGACGAGATGGCTGAACGCTGGCAGCGGAATTACTATTACAACGACGCGACCCCGCCGTTTGTGATGAACCTTCCCGGCGCGACCACTGCCGACATGGAGCGGATGCGCGATACCTGGGGGCAGCGCCTCGGCGGGTTCCTGAACCCGCGCAAGCCTGGATTTACGAACGCCGACAATATGCAGCTCGTCAAGCTGGGCGACACGATCAAAGAGATGGACTTCATCGAGTCCCGCCGGAACCTCCGCGACGTGTTCCTCCAGCATTACGCGATCCCGCCCGAGATGTTTGGGATTATCGAGAATTCAAACCGCGCGACCATCGACGCCTCGTACTACCTGTTCGCCAAGAACGTTATCGCCAAGCGCCTTGGGTTCTACGAGCGCGCGATAACCCGCCAGATGATCGCCCCGGACTACGATGCCCGCCTGGTCGCCGCGTTCGATTTCGAGATCCCCGAGGACGAGGCCTTCCGCCTGCAGAAGGTCAACGAAGGCTTGAGCCGTGGCGTCCTGACCCGTGCCGACTGGAAAAAGGCCATGGGGTACAAGGTAGACCCGGCGGACGACGTGTACCTCATGCCGTTCTCCGTGGTCGAGGTCCCGCGCGGCCAAACGCGCGCCGACGTGGCGCCCGAGCCGGCCCCGGACGAGGCTGTCATCGACATTGTGGACGAGGAACCCGAGCCGGTCAAGATCGCCAAGGCCGTGGACGCACGGAAAGCCGCGCACTGGAAGGCCACGGACAACCGGGCCAAGCAGGGCGAGGGCGCGTTCCGCGCGCGCACGCGGGCGTTCGCTGACGTGCAGTCCGCCCGGGTAAAAAAGGCACTCAAGGGGAAAGCGCCGAAGGACTACAAGAAAGCCGTCGAGGAAGCGTTCGACGGTGCCGACAAGGCGCTCATGCACGCGCTGGCTCCGGCGTGGATAGCGTCGATGACCGACGGGGCCGAAATCGGGCGCGGATTCCTTGGCCTCAAGGCGTCCCCGTCGTTCGCCCTGTATAACAAGGCGTTCGATCTATGGGTCAAAACCTATGGGCTCGCCAAGGCCACCGAGATCAACGAAACCTCGAAAGAATGGCTCCTCAAGTATCTGGACATCGAGCTTGCCGAGGGCATTGAGGCTGGCGAAAGCATCGACACGATCACCGCGCGCCTCCTGGATGCGGTCGACGGCGTCTACGAGAACATGAGCGCTGCCCGGGCGGAATTGATCGCCCGGACCGAAACCGTCTCTAGTGTTTCGTTTGGGCAGCAAGTCGTGTACCAATCGGAAGGGGTGGAGCGCAAGGAATGGCTTTCAACTCCAGATAGTGATACTAGGGAGGAGCATGCCCAGGCAGACGGGCAGCAAGTAGGGATCGAAGATTCCTTTAGTGTCGGAGGTGAAAGCCTTATGTATCCAGGGGACCCGTCCGCCAGTGCCGCCAACGTGTGCAACTGCCGTTGCACTATACTTCCCGTGGTAGAGCTATAGGAGGAACCTACAATGTCGAAATCGAACACGACTGAAAATGACGTTTTGAAGATGATACTTCAGGGCACCGATCCGGCGTGGCGCGCCGGTGCTACCGCGTATATCGCGCTGCATACCGCAGACCCCGGGGAAGCTGGTACCGCCATCACGAGCGAGGCCACCTATACCAGCTATGCCCGCGTCGCGGCTACCAAGGCAAGCGCGTGGACTGACAGCGGGTCGAGCTTTACCAATGCGGCGCTCATCCAGTTTCCGCAGTGTACCGGCGGGACAAACGCGCTTACGCATTTCTCGATCGTCACCACGGCGAGCGGGGCCGGGCAGATACTGTATTCAGGCGCGCTCACCGCAACGCTTAACGTCGCGTCGGGCATCCAGCCGCAGTTTGCCGCTGGCGACCTTGAAGTGACGGAGGACTAAGGTTTATGGCCGGATTCAAAAACGCGCGCGCGATTGCCGATGCTGCCGACTCGGGGCGGTATCTATACCGCTCTTTCAGGAAGCAGCCCACGCAGGCCACCGCGTCCGGGATATGGTTCGACCTCTCCATGTCTCCGGGGAATCCGGCCCCGAACTACTACATAGGCACCCCCGGGGTATTCACGCCGCTAAAAAGGTCAACCGACGGCGGTCTTGACCATGGCGGGAACGTAAACGCGCTCGGGTATAAAAAGTACCTGCGCAAGCTCATGGCGATGACCCCTACGGCTGCAGCCGCTCCGCAAACCATGATACTGATGGACTATATCGGTTTCTATGGCTTCATCGATGAATCGGTGCTAGACGTTCAGATGCTGGATAACACGGTAGCCCCTACGCGCTACACCACGGACGCCGGGGTGCAGGTAATGGCCGTCGTCGTGGCGGGGCAGACTGGCGGGCAACCGTTTTCGATAACGTATACTAATTCTGCCGGCGTACCGGGCCGCGTTTCTCAAACCGTGCGGATGACCACGCAATTTGTGAACGGGACTATCTTGACATCGTTACCCGCCTCCGCAAGCGCAGGATATTGGGGGCCGTTCATACCGCTACAGAGTGGAGACACCGGTGTCCGATCTGTTGAATCGGTAACAATCGGCGGCATCGGCGACGTAGGGCTTTTCGCGCTTGTGCTGGTGAAGCCCCTTGCGACGCTCGACATTCGTGGCATCGACGCCCCGACCGAAATAGATTACCTAACCGATTGCGGCATATCGCTTCCTGAAATAATGGACGACGCGTATCTGAACTTTATCACGCTTCCGGTCGGGACGTTATCGGGAGCCCCGACTCATGGAATCATCGAAACAACCTGGAACTAGGAGGGGCGCATGGGCGGATTTAGCTCGCAAGATAACATGATAAACGAAGTCTCAACGGGCGGGAAATTCTATCGTTCAGACTGGCAGAAAAGCACGTTCGCCACAACGGCGCAAGCTGCGGGCTTGTGGTATTCCCTTTTCAGGGGCGGCGGAAATCCTCCTGCCGATACCATCCTCGGAACCGGCACAAACCTCGCATTTCAGGCGCTCACGGACGCGACGACCAACGCTACTGGAATCCCGCACGGGGGGAACGTAAGCGGCTTCAAGCATCTACTGAACGCCGCCGCGCAGTCCGCCGCCGCGACCACCGCTCCGTGCGTGCTGATGCTTGTAGACCTTCTCGGATTCTATCCCATTACCACCGTGACCACCACGGGCGATCAGGCGCTCAACAACAGCGTCACGATCCCGAGGTATACCGATGGCGCGGGCGTTCAAGCGTTCATTACCCCGTCAACGGTTATGGGCGCGGCCACCCCTAACATCAGGATAACGTATACCGACTCGGCCGGGAACACGGGCAACCTCACTCCCGCGACGTTGCCCATCGGGAACACCGCCGCCGCCGTGACCTCGATTGTGTATTCCGGCACCGGCTCGGGCAAGTTCGGCCCATTCCTTCCTCTTGCCGCCGGGGATGCCGGCATCCGCTCCGTGCAGCAGTTCAATCTTTCTGTGTCGTATGTTTCCGGCGTTCTCAATCTTGTATTGTGCAAGCCGCTTTTGACCCTGCCGATAACCACGCTTGGCGTGACGGCCGAACGCGACCTTGTAAACCAGTTCATGAGCATGCCAAAAATATACGACGGGGCTTGCCTTGCATGGCTCATGCTTGCCGGCGCGAACACTCCCGTCGGATCGGCGCTGTCCGGGCATCTTGAGTTTGGTTGGAGCTGATCAATGGCACTGATTGGTAATAGGTCGGTACTGCACAAGTCGCCCGGTAGGTTCCTTTCAGGAACCATAGCATCGGGCGACAGAAACGCATTTTCAAAATACGGCATGATGATGAACCGTTACCAATCGCTGTCAAAAAAGTCATCGCTGCCACAGGGGGCGATCCCTCCCGTCTCTTGGGTGCTGCCAAGAACGGCGGGAGGGATCGCCTCTCACTATGAAGCCGAGGGGCTGTCAGTCGTCACGGGGCACGGGGCCGAGGGGATAAACATCGCCGCAACGGCGGCGGGATCGAGCTATGCCGAGGCCATCGGACAGCTCATCGCGTCGGCAATCGGCACGGCCGCGGGCAGCTCAACGGCCATAGCGACAATCCAGGCCGCATTGAACGCGAGCGGAACAGCCGCAGGCAGCTCAACCGCGAGCGCGTTTATCAGGGCGATTGCCAACGCTATCGGCCTTGCATCGGGCAGTTCTTCAGCATCGCTCATCCCCTACGCTACCGGGAAGCTTGCCGGGTCAACCGCCGTAATATCCGAACTCACCCCGGCCGCAATAGCTACGGCGGTATGGGCCGACTCATCGGGTGAGGCGGTGCTCAAGTTGCTCGGCGCCAACGTGTCAAGGTCGGGAGACATTATCACAATATACGAGGACGACGGCATCACCCCGTGGCGGCAGTATGACCTTGCCAACGGCGGGAGGGTGCGGCAGTGATTTTGTTTAGCGGCGGCAATCTTGGAGTGCTATACCTATCTGGCAGCTTTGTCCCGCTGCCGCTGGTTAAACTAGCGCACCTGAACGTACATACGCGGGCTTTTGTGATAGAAATAACCGGGAGCCTCATCGTATGAGCGAAGATACGTCAGATATTGGATTTTCGGCCAGTCTTTACGCATTATCCATTACCGGCCAAACGTATGAAGTATCGGCAACGGCGAAAACGCCAGCGCAGGGGTTCGAGGCCGAAGTATACCAGATTGCCTTTGAGGGGGAAGCATGACCGAACTTACCACAAAACCGAACGAGTCTAGCACGATGGTTGTGACCGTCACCTTCAGGGATATAGACGGCGTACTGTTCACGCCGAAAACGTGTACATGGTCGCTGACTGACACAAGCGGGACGATCATCAATTCCAGGTCAAGAGTAACACTTTCCGTCATCTCCCCGGCAACGTCGGCAACAATAGTCCTCTCCGGGCTTGATCTAAAATACGACGTCGGCAAGTCTGCGGGCATGCGCGTTGTGACCATCGAGGGCACTTATGATTCAGTGTACGGTAGCAATCTCCCGTTCAGGGATGAAGCAAGCTTTCAGGTGTTAGACACGGCGTTAAACGCGCTGTAAAGGAGTATCCCATGTATTTACGCGCACAGAATAACAGCGATGCCATGATCGACGGCGTGCCTCTTTCGCAGGCGCTCGGCAAGCCAAACCTGTACCCCACCGCCTACCCGTTCAAGGTATGCAAGCAGGGCGGCCCCGGCCGCGTGGCCTTCGTGACGATTAACGGGCAGAACCCCGCCGTGACCACCCTGGCCGACGTAGCAGACGCGAACGTCGTGCGGACTCTCCCGACTTCCGCGTTCACCGTGTCGGTGTCGTCCGGGTCCGCCACCGACACCGCCGCCGGCACCGGGGCGCAGGCTGTCGAGGTGGACGTCCTCGACACGAACTACGCGCTCTACACCTTGAGTTTCGAGCTCGCCGGACAGACCAAAGTCACCGATGCCGTTCTCGGGGCCAACGCGCTGCGCGTCAACGACATCCGCATCACCAGATGGGGCAGCGGCGGGCAGAATGTCGGCGTGATCTACGTCTACGACAGCTCGGACACCGTGACCTCCGGTGTCCCGCAGACCGCCACCAAGATTTTCGGGCGCATCCTGGCAACCGCCAACGTGTCGCGCGGGGCGTTCTATACCGTCCCCGCCGGATGCAAGCTCCAGCTCGGGAACATCCGCGCCGGCATCAACGACAACACCACCACGGCCAGGGCCGGAAGCCTATCGATCAAGACCTTTGTCCCGGTTGGTACCCAGCGCGTCCCGTCCTCGGTGTTCGTACCCGGCCAGATTTCATCGACCACCCCGGCGATGAACTGTTCGCCGCTCTATCCGCTGGTGTTCGACGAAAAGACCGACATCATTTTCCAGGCAACCATGAGCGCGGCGTCCGTCATCTCGCTGTGCGCGGATGCGGTGCTGTTCTACAAGTGAGGGGCTTGACAAACCGTCTATTTTAGTATACAGTGCATCTATCACCGTCGTGATGACAGGAGATACCAATGGGAGACGCCCCGGCTCGGTCGGTTACCATTTCCACGAAATCCGCTGCCCTTGCCGGGCGCGTTATCCGCTTCATAGGCTCCGACGAATCCATCGACCGCGACGGGGATACCATATCCATCGACGGGTGGGACGTTTCCGCCTACATGAAGAACCCTATCGTCCTGTTCGGGCATGATTACTACAATCTGCCTATCGGCAAGACCATTTCCGTCACCGCCGACAAGCGCGCGCGGCAGCTCCTGTTCGACATTTCGTTCCCCACCATCGAGGAGCTGTCCACCAACCCGGCCACCCCCAGCGAGCACGCCCTCAAGGTGGACGCGATCTACAACATGGCGAAGGCCGGAATCCTGAATACCGTCTCGGTCGGGTTCCGCGGTATCGACTACGAGCCCACCGCGACCGGGCGCGCGTACAAGCGCCAGGAACTCATGGAAATATCAATCGTCCCCGTCCCGGCCAACCCGAACGCGGT